TTTTCAATTACAATTAGATGAATTGGAAAGGAGTTCAAAAGAAAAACAAAAATTAATTATTGGTGATACTGAACAAGCAAACCAAAAGAGATTGGAATTACAAGAACAGTATGAAACTGAAAGGGCTTATATTGAAAAACGTGCGACAATCAAAGCATTACAAACACAATTACTTCAAGCAATTGCTGATGGGGCACAAGCGGTTATTCAGGGATTCGTTGATGGTGGTCCAATTCTTGCAGGAGTTGCTGGTATTTTAGCAGGTGTTCAAATTTCAATAATAAACAAACAATTACAAGCGGCTCAATCACTTGCGGGTGGTGGTTTAATTTTTGGATTACCACATGAAAAAGGTGGGATAAATGCTGGTGGTGGAGTTAATGTTGAAGGTGGTGAAGCAGTTATCAACAAAGTTTCAACAGTACAATATGGTTCATTACTATCCTCAATAAATCAAATAGGAGGTGGAAAACCAATGATTAATAACGCTCAAAATGGATTGATGGAAGAAAGATTATTACAAGCAATTGCAAAATCAAATAATGAACCAATTAGAGCGTATGTATTAAATTCAGAAATAACAAGTGGACAAGCAATAAACAGACGTTTAAGTGAACTTGCGTCCATATAATTAAAAAGTATTTATAAAGATGTTACGAGTAGTAGATTTAGACATAGAAGGAACCTTAACTGGTGATACACGAGTTGCAGAAATAGCATTGGTAGAAATGCCAGCAATTGAGCAGGATTTTATTTATTTTGAAAAACAAGAATTTGAGTCGTATAATGATTATCCACAAGCGGCAACAACAAATGCTTGTAGGGCTGTAAAATGGGCTGAAGAGAATGGTTGGGGAAGTTGTCTCCAAGCAGAAGGTAAAAATAGAGCAAACCAATTATGTAATCGTGAGAATATAACCGAAGAAACAATTGCTCGTATGTCAGCATTTAGAAGACATCAACAACACAAAGATGTTCCCTATAGTGAAGGTTGTGGTGGTATTGCATGGGATGCATGGGGTGGTGATGCTGGTGTTGATTGGGCTGAAAGAAAGTTGGAACAGATTAGAAAGTCAAAAGAAAAAATGGCTGAAGTAGGTCCAAGAGGTGCAATTAAAGAAAGTGATAAAGCACCAAAATCTGATACACCAAACAAAAACCCTGAAGGTGAAGGTTCAGCAAAAGGTGATGCAAGTGGAAAAAGGGGAGCCAAGGTTACAGCAGAACAAGAAAAAACATTACAGGGAAAGGTTGATGATTTCAACGAAAAAGAATCAAATACCAAATACGGAAATGCTACATTGGGAGCATTAAAATCTGTATTCCAAAGAGGATTGGGAGCATTTAATACATCTCATTCCCCTGAAGTAAAATCCGCAGAACAATGGGCTTATGCTCGTGTAAATGCGTTTCTTTACTTGTTAAAAAATGGTAGACCTGAAAATCCAAAATATACAACAGATTACGATTTATTACCTGAGAAACATCCAAAAAACGGTAAGAAGGAAGAAATGGAATATGAACCATCATTACCTGAATATGTGGGATATCCAAGTGGTGATACAAGTAATGATATGTTGATTAAACCTGTGTTATTTGTAGAAAGAGAACCAGGTGAAGATAGAAAAGCATATGTTTCTCGTTGTACCGCATATCTTATTAAAAACGAAGGTTATGATTCTGACCAAGCATATGCAATCTGTGAAAGTAAATCTCAAGAACTTTCAAGAGGTCAAAGGGTCTCATTTGATTATGATGATACCCTGAATACTCCAATGGGTCGTGGTGTTGCCATGACTGAAATTAGGAGTGGTTCTGATGTGTATATCATATCAGCAAGAGCATCAAAACAAGGAATATTACCTTTAGCAAAAGAATTGGGAATACCTGCAAATAAAGTATTTGCAACAGGTTCAAATACCAATAAAATTAGAATGATAAAATCTTTGAGAATTAATAAACATTATGATAATAATGAAGATGTAATTAAACAACTTGGAAATGTGGGTCAACAATTTTGTTTTACTTGTGAACCAGTTGAATACAATTATTCTCAAGAAGAACTTGAAGCGAAAGAATTGTTGGATTTCTTGAAAGAAACTGATTATGAAAAATTTGAAGCAGTTGTGGGAGCAATGAGAGGAGCAACAGAATCGGAAGTAAAAAGAAGAAATCACAAAACAGCAACACCTTATTATGTCTATAAAAGAGTTTTAGATGGTTCACCTGATAGAGATTTTTGTATGAGTATTGAAGGTAGATATTTCCGTAAATTGGAAATAGATATGTTAATGGACACAAATACTGAATTTGGTCATGAGGGTCAACCATATTCAAAATGGTTGTATAAAGGAGGTCCAAATTGTGTTCACGCCTTCCGTAAATTCATTGCTCAAGGTGATGTACTTGCTGACCAAGGCATGGCAGAAGGACTTGCTGGTATTCCACCTAAATCAATGCCAAATAACGGATATTATTCTGAAGAAACAAAAAGAGCATCTGAGGTTGCTTACATTGTTTCACAACAAAATATGTCCCAATTAGATTTCAAAGCAGATACTGAAAAGAGAATGATTTATTCTCCATTGATGATACCAAATATGTTAATTCCAAGATTGGATGAGGTTTCCAATGAAAAGTATTATGTTAAATTTACACCACAGGTTATAGAAAAAATTCAAAATCTTTATATGATTGAGAAGAGATTGGACCAAACAAACTATGAACACACAGAACAAAAAATGTCTGATGTTATAATGGTTGAATCTTGGTTGATTTCAGGAAAATCTGATAAAGCATATCAACTTGGTTTCAACAGAGAGAATATTCCTGATGGAACTTGGATGGGTGGATTTAAAGTATTGGATACAAAAGAAGGAGATAATATTTGGAATAATTTCATCAAGACAGGAAAAGTTAAAGGATTCTCAGTTGAGGGTAATTTTATAACCAATTTTTCCCGCCTAAAAAATGATGAATATTTATTAGAAGAAATCATAAACATATTAAATAAAATAAACGATTAAAAAAATTATGAATGCTACACAAGCAATTAACAGCATCGTTAAATTGTTAAATTTACAATTCAAAAAAGAAAACTTTTCTTCAACATTTTTGGTTGATGGAACAACTGAAGTTACAAACAATTCTGATTCAGAATTGGAAGTAGGTCAAACTCTTTTTGTTGTAAAGGAAGGCACTCTTGTTCCTGCACCTGAAGGTTCACATGAAACCAGAGATGGTTTTATTGTTACTTTGGATGGGGAATCTACAATAATCGCAATCGCATCAAAAGAAAAAGAAATGAAATCAGAAGTAAACGCTGAAGATGATTCAATGATGGAATACACTGAAGCAAAAGATGCTCAGGGTCAAACTCTTGAATCAAGCACATTTGATGTTGGCGAGGATGTTTATCTTGTTAAGGAAGACGGCTCAAAAGAACCAGCACCAGACGGAGAACACCAAGTTGTATTAAAAGACGAGAGTGGTGAAGAGAACAAAATTAGAATTCAAGTTAAAGACGGTAAAATCACTCAACGTGAAAATGTTGAAGAAGATGAAGATATGATGAAACCCGCAATGATGAATTCTGATTTTTCAAAAGACATTAACGACATTAAAGAATCAATGGGTCAATTATTGGCTTTGGTTGATTCAATGAACGGAAAGTTCAAAACCGAGTTAAACTCATTAAAAACCGATTTTGATAGTTTCAAACAATCACCTGAAAGAAAAGCAGTAGAAGAAAAGAAAACTTATACTGAATCATTCGCTGATTACAAATTGGATATTATTAAATCATTAAGAAAAAAATAAAAACAAAACAAAAATAAAATGGAAAACAAGAAAAAATTATCGTTTAATTACGATTTAACGGCTCTTCCAACTTATAACTCATATGGTTCAGATATGTTGATTAAAGCAATCTTGGGATTGACTTTACCAAAGTACGCAACAATCAGACCAAATTTGAAAGGTACAACTGAAAAAGTTGGTTGGTTGGAAAACGATGTAATCCTTCAAGATTTATCTTGCGGATTTGACCCTACTGGTACAACTTATCAAGAATTGGTAACAGTTGACCTATGTAATAAAAAAGTGAACCAACAATTATGTCCATACGATTTGTATGATACTTATTTGTCTCAATCTTTATCAAATGCTAACTTCCAAGAGACAGTTCCATTTGAAGAGGTTATCTTGACAGATATTTCAAACAGAATCGCAAACCAAGTTGAAAAACAACTTTGGCAGAACAACATTGGAACAGGTTCAACAATTTACGACAACGCATGTTTCAATGGTGTAACTAAATTGATTACTTCAGGTAATGGTGCAACTCAAATCCCTTACACTGCAGCAACTGCATCTAACGGTTTGGACGTGTTCACAAAAATCTACGAATCCATCCCCGCAAACGTATTGCACAGAGATGACTTGGTTATCTATTGTTCTTACGCTAACTACAGAGCATTGGTTAGTTCAATGAGAAATCAGTCATTCATTAACTTGTTTGATTTCAACGATAAAGGTGTTTCTTCAGGACAAGATTGGGTATTGACCCTTCCTGCTACTAACGTAAGAGTTATTCCTACAGTTGGTTTGGATGGTGTTAACGCATACTACGCTGGTGCTGCTGCTTACTACATGGTTGGAATGAACTCAGAAATCATGACTGTTAAATCAATCTATGACCCATTTGAGGATATTGTAAAAATCCAGGCACACGTAACTTACGGATTAGGTATATTTGACCCAGGCTCATTCTGCGTTTGTAAAAACTAATCCATAAACTATTAACTTATAAAGAAATAGAATTATGGCATCATGTTATATTAGCACAGGTTACACCCTTGATTGTAGAACCAATTCTACAGGAGGTATCAAAACTATGTGGGTTTTGGGTGGTTCTGGTAATACAATTACTGGTTACACTGTAACAAGTTCACAGGTTACTGCTATCGGAGGTGTTGGTACTTGGTTTAAATTTGAGTTACCAAAACAATCAGGTTCTTTGAGTGAAACATTGGGAGTGAACACAGTTTCTCAATCAGTGACTTTCCAACCTGAAATTGTGGTAAACTTACCTAAACTTAATACTCAATTAAGAGATACCTTTGTAGATTTGGTATCACAAAATGAAATCTACGCTTTGATTGAAGATAACAACAACAGATATTGGTTGGTATTCTTGGACAATGGTGGTTTAGTTACCGCAGGTTCATTGAATACAGGTCAGGCTTACACAGATTTGAACGGAGCAACCGCTCTTACCATGTCTGGAGGAGAACCAACCTCAATCAGAGAAGTGGATGTTACAACCACAATTGCAGCGGTATTTACCACTGGTGGTTTTACTTTCCAATCATAAAAAAACCATTAAAATTGGGGAGGATAAAATCTCCCCATTTTTTAGCCTTTATGTATAGAATTGAAGACATTGCGTTTGATGAGTATCATGTTGAGAGTGTTGAAATGGATTTAGAAACTTGTGATGTCTATTTACGAGTTTTATTTAGCAAAGAAGATAAAAGAATACAACGCAGAAAATTGTTCAGGTTTGAGACAGATTGTAATGTTGATGTGAATAAATTAATTCAGGATTTAAAACAAATGATATGAGTAGAGTTTTTGTTAGAAAACGATTTAGTGATTATCTTGGTGAACAAAGAGGTATTGATGATATTGTTCAGTTTTTTGAACCAGACCCATCATCAACACCATCTCCATCACCAACGCCTACTCCAAGTGTAACACCAACACTTACTCCAACTCCATCAATTACACCTACTTCAACAAATACTCCAACACCAACCAAAACATCAACCCCTACTCCTACAAACACAACAAGTCCAACGCCAACTCCAAGTAGTACTCCATTACAATTTACATATTCTATGTCAGATTGTTTAACAGGTGGAACTTCATTTGGAAATTATACCACATCATTATTGATGTTGGGTGATGTTGTTAAATCAGCATTAAACAATCGTTGCTATACAATACAAAATTTAGAACCATTTTATAATCCATTGGCACAAACTCTTATTGTTGGAACTTTCCCTGATTGTCCTACTTGTATTGGTTATACACAATTTACAGGATTGTTGTTTGATGGTTCAACTGCAATAGGTGCTTGTGCTGGTATTTCCGCACCTGATGCTTATGGTAATAATCCTGTTTGGTCATTAAATACTGTTTTATACAGTGACCCTTATACATTAAATCCATATCCTGTGGGATATTTGAATTATGGTGGTGAGGTATTACAAATTGGAACTGGTGGAACTGTTCTAAGCACTTATACTTGTACATCACCAACACCAACACCTACCAGTACTGAAACTCCTACTCCAACCATTACACCGACCCCAACTGAAACTCCTACGAACACACCTACTCAAACAACGACTCCAACAACAAGTGTAACTCCAACGGAGACACCTACAAATACTCCTACTGTCACTCCAACGACTACAAAGACCCCAACACCGACAAGTAGTCCAATTCCAAGTTGTAATTACTACAGAGCACAGAATGATAGTTTGAGTGGAACATTACAATATGGATATACTGCTTGTGATGGAACTGTATACACTTTTGTAGTATTAGAACCTTCAACAAGTATAGATTTATGTTGTCAAGTACAACCTTATTATATGAGTGGTGTAAACTCACTTTCAGTAACTAATTTAGGTGCTTGTCCTTCTCCAACTCCTACTCCAACAAATACAACAACTCCTACAATCACACCAAGTATCACACCAACCAATACTCCAACTAATACAACAACACCAACTCAAACTCCTACAGAGACACCAACTAACACTCCGACTCCAACGACAAGTGTAACTCCTACAGAGACACCAACTAACACCCCGACTCCAACTATATCTGTTACTCCGACTATTACCCCAACCATAACACCAACTATAACATCCACTCCAACACCAACACCTTCAACACAACCTTCATCAATAACTTATATTACATCAACATCTTCAACATCTTCTTTAACAACATACACATTTAACAATGTTAATATTGGTGGACCAGGTTTAATTGTAGTAACTTATTCTTCCACTTTATTAAGTTCCGCAAGTAAAATTTTTAGTTCAGCAACTATTGGTGGTGTTTCAGCAACACTTGTTACAGGGGAAAATGGTGCAAATCTAAATTATTGTGGTGTTATTTCTGCAAGAATAACATCTGGAACTACCGCAAATATTAGTATAACAATGAGTTCAGCAATGGATAATATGGCAATTGGTGTTTATAGAATTGAAAATAATATATCAGATACGGTTTCAAGAACAAAAACCACAAATGGTGGTGGAAGTAGTTCAATAGGTGTTAATTTAGATAATGTTTCAGCAAATACATTATCAGTTGCAGTTGTTGCATCAAGATTAACTGTAGCACCATTTACATGGACAAATGTAACAGGAAATTATAGTGCTAATCCAACAGGATTTAGTTCTTATGGTGGAGCATCAACAAAAAGAATACCTTCAGGAACTTTTTCTATAACAGCAACATGCACAGGAACTTATCAATCAGTAGCAATAGCAGCGGCAGGTTGGATATAATTTTATACTTAATAATATGATAATATTAAACGAAGGATATAACACAGCAAACGCAACATGTTCAAGAAACAAAAACTTGACAGGTTCAGTTTGTTATTTGTTCTCATTTAAACATAAACTTTCTCAAGAGGTTTGGAGATTGGTTCCATATAGAATTCAACCAACAGTTGGATACTCACCAGGTTATGATTTATTTAGTATTACAATAGACCCAAGTCAACCTGAGGCATATTTGACAGGGGCAACAACAGTAGGACAAACTAATGTCCATTTAATAGAAGGGGAATATTATGTGAAAGTATGGGAGCAATCCACTTCACTTTCAGGTAATACTAACCCATCTTTAGCATATGATGTGGTTTACGAGACAATTGCTCAAGTAAATTACTCAGCCTCAACTAATCCACTCACCTACTCAGGAACGAGTGATATTTATAAAATATACGAAGGATGATTCAAGTAGAAAAATTAACATTTGCGGTAGATACCCTAACCAATTTCACAGAAAATGTGAGTAGAAACAATTTATTTGTTAGTTGGGGATTAGATAATATGTTCCCTGAAGAACTATACAGATTGTTGGACATGTCTCCAATCCACAATGCTTGCGTTCGTTCCAAAGTAGATAACTGTTTTGGTTCAGGATATGTAAATGATTACAAAGTTAATTCAAAACAAACATTAAATGATATTGGAAGACAATTATACTTTGAACTGATTGTTACGGGAAATTTATTTTTGGAAATTGTATGGAGACAAGACAGGTCTCAAGGTATTGCAGGATTCCATATTATCCCATCCAAATATATGAGAGTTCACAAACCTGAAGAACTTGGAGCACCAGCAACCAAATATCTTTATTGTAGAGATTGGTTGAATTGGAGAAAAGCAGGTATGATTGAGTTTTCTGAGTTTGACCCATTGAATTTTACTGATAGACAAATCATCCATATTAGAATGTTCCAACCAGGTTATGAATACTACGGAGCACCTGACTATCTATCTACCATCAATGATATACGTTTAAACCACCAAATAACGGTCTATAACTTAGCCAATTTAATAAATGGAGCAAACCCTTCACTATGGGTACATTTTAACACTCCTGCACCTGATTCTGAAAATGAACAAACTCAAATCTTAAGGAACATTGAAAATCGTTATCAGGGTTCAGAAAATGCTGGTCGTGTAATTGTATCTTATGGAGATTCAAATGAAAAACCTGACATCACACAAATCAGTTCAAACCTACAACAAGGTTTTTATTCTGAAGTGTTTGAGTTGGTTCAAAAACAAATCCTCTCAGGTCATAAAATTGTTGATGGTTCTTTGATTGGTTTACCAAATCCTGGTGGATTTTCATCATCTGCTGACCAATTGCAAACAGCCTATCAATTATTCTTAAAGACATCAATTAACCCATTACAGACATTTATGAACCGTGAGTTAAAAGATGTGTTTGAATTAATCTATCCTGGTCAAGAAATTGATTTGACCATAACCCAACCAAGTATCATTTAAATGTTATACAACGTATTATTCATATCAGAACAAAAATTAAAAGATAACACACCAATTACAGACAATGTGGATTCTTCTGAATTAAGGTTTGCAATTCAACAAGCACAAGCAATTCAAATCCAAGAAACACTTGGAACAAACTTGTATGAGAAATTGCAACAATTGGTAGATACTGGTGATATTGGTTTACCAGCAAATATCAGATACAAAGAGTTGTTGGATAACTACGTTCAACCAACTTTGATTGCTTATTCTTATTACTTAGCATTGGATAACTTTTGGGTTAAGTTCATCAATATTGGATTGGTTCAAAACAGAAGTGAACAAGGTTCCCCTGTTGATTTAAAGACATTACAATATCTTAAGACAAACGCAAACAACCAAGCGGAGTTCCAAGATAATTTAATGAGAAGACATTTGATATTCCGTTCAGGTTGGTATCCTGAATACAACAACGGAAATCTTAATGATGGACAATTACCACCACAGGTTAAATCAGCGTTCAACTCACAACTTACATTACCTGGTAACTCATACTATTGGGGTAATAGTTCTTGGAGAGGTTCATCATTTAATGCTATGGGACCATTGTGTGCAGATTCAACTCTACCAACTTGGTATGGTAAAGCAAACAATTAAATAAAAACCCCCTGAATTTTCAGAGGGTCTTAATTTATCTCATATTATTAATGTGTTCATCCATTTTTAAGAAGGACTCATTCAATTCTTTTGTGTAACCATTGTGAACATACTTTGTCATCATGGTAGAAATTTTAATGATATCACTGATGTTTGGTTTTTTATCAATCAACTTGAAGTATTCAATGGTTGAATTGATTTGTGATTGTCTTACAATCAGTTCCTGTTTTTTTTCTTCGTAGTTTTTCATCTTAGTATTTGTCTTGTAAGTGTTGTTCGTATGCTTGTTGTTCTGCTTCAAGTTGTTTTTGTCTGTATTCTTCATATTGGTAATCTTCATCACCATCATTATAACCAGGATAATGTCTTAACAACTCATCCATTGTCATTTCATAATATAGTTTCTTTGTCTGTCCCATCTTACTTGATATTGATTGTTATGTATATGGTCCAACTACCATTGGTAATATCTCTTTGAACATAACTAATATGATGTCTTAATTCCCTTAACATCTCTACAGGTACTCTCATAGATTCAACGGTCCTTTTGTTTCGTTTGAAGTTTACTATCACTTTGTTTTCCATATTGAAATAATAAAAAATAAGATTTATTGAATCAAATTTGAAAACATTTTTTTCGTGAATTTTTCAAGCATAAAAAAGTGGGAGACCATCAACTCCCACTTGATATGAAACAAACCATAATTGATGGTTTTAATATGATTACTTGAGAAGGTCAATCTCCCAAGATAAGAGGTAATCTTCAGGTTCTTCACACATGGTCTCAGCCATCTTCTCAATGGTCCTGATTGAACGTTCTGTCATCTTATGCCAATTGTCCCAAACCCAATCCAATATGGTGTGTTTGTTATCAGTAGTAAGACAATCGTTCAAATTGCTATTCAAGGTAACATCTGCCATCCAACCCCAATGTTCATCTTTGGTCAAATCAAAATCCATAGTTTTACAACGAGAACGAATTGCGTTTCTGTGAACCTTTAAGACGTTTTTGTTTCCACCCTTCTCACGAGCATCTTTTACTTCATCGTCATCAGGAAGACGAAAGTTTGATGTGAAGATGAAAATCATATTGTCAGTTGGAACTGTGAAACCCATTCTGTCATCAGATGAATGAAATTGTATTGCGTCTTGTTGAACAGGGGTTAAGTTACCAATTTGAGATTGTAATGATTTCTCATAAGCAAAGATTCTCTTACCACTCAACACGTTTTTCATGATGTTGATGTTTTCTTCGTTCTTCAAGATACCATCACAGTCATCAACAGAAATGATGATGGTTGCGTCTTTCGGCATCTTGTATTTGATTGTTGCCAATGATACACCAAAAGCAAACATTGATACCGCTCCTGATAATTCAAAGAAAGCAATATCCATATTTTTCAATGCTTGGGTAACAGTATATGTCTTACCCAATCCTGGAGGTGAATAAATGTAAGTGTGTGGGTAAGAAGCGGAAGGTGATGACTTAACTGCTTTCTTAACGATGTGAGTCAAACGATTGCGTTGTGCTTGACCTTTTTGTAATGCGATGATTTGTGTGTCTTTCATAATGATACAAAGGTACTGGTTAGTTTTTAATCTGCCAAATCTTTTTTCAAATTTCTTTTGTATCTGTAATAGGTGCAACGAGTTGAGTTATATTTGGAACAAAATTCTTTTTCAGACATTCCATTTTTTATGTCAGATTCTTTGGAATTAAGATTTTTCAATTGACCTTCTCTTGGGGTTCTTGTCTTGAAGTCCCATGAGGTGAATGCTTTGTGAACACCATTGGCTGTGAGACCATATTTCTTTCCAACCTCTTTCATGGAGAGATGGTTTTGTTTGTAATCTTCATACATCTTGACAGCCAAATCATATGGTGTTTTCATTGTGTCATGAGCCCAAAGTTGTTTGTCAGATTTCTGAGCAATCTTGGACTTCATGATGTTGTTGATTTCTTCCTGAATAGTTTGAATGAGTTTGTCCATGACACAAAGGTACTGGTTAGTTTTTGTATTTCCAAATGAATCCACCACTTTGTTTTGTTTCACCTTTAACACATTTGAGAATTGATGACCTGTCTCTTTTGATTGCCTTTGATGCTTGAGTTACAGAAACAAATGTCATGATGTAATTCCCATCCAAGTCAAACTGGTCAATTTGTTTTCTTTGGTTGATTGACCCACTGTTATCTTTTCCGCCAGGTTTGAGTTTTTGAAAAGCATCCAATTTTTTATCTGAAAACTTGGCAATCTTGGACTGCATCAACTGATTGATTTCTTCCTGAATTTCGTGAATTTTCATATCCATGACACAAAGGTATGGAGAAGATTTCACTTAACCAAATTATGTTTCATTAAAAATTGTTCGTGGATTGAATACTGTCCATCAGTATCATAACCCAAGTTTCTCAATAACAATCTGGATTCTTCAATGTCCAATTGTCTTCTCCTGTTTGAACCCTCAATATACTTTCTGTTGCGTTCCTCATATGTTTTACTTAAGCAGTCAATACAAAACATTTTGTATTCACCTTCAGAGTTGATGTCAAATCTTGTATTGATAACAAAATCCTTTTCAATTGAACACCAAACATACTCATCATCATCTACATATATGATTCTATCTCTCTTCGCACCCATTTTTTAAATTATGTCTTGTGTTGAATTGTTTCCATATGGGTGGGGTATCCATACCAAATTTATATCCAAGTCCTTCCAGCAATCTCTGAGCCCCCTGAAAGTCCTCATCTGATAGTGGGTCCAACTTCAGGTAATTCATTGAACCATCATCATCTTTATCTTTCTTTGAATAATGTAATCTGCACTTGGTATCAATCTTGAAAGGACTGAACTTGGATTTATAGAACTGGTCTTCATGTAAATAGTCACCACATATTCTACAAAAATACACCCAACCTGTTTCTGTTAACATTCTCCTCTTGAGATTAAATTCAATCAACTCCTTACCCATAGATAATAAATATCATAAAAAAAAATTTGTCAGTATCAAAACTTATCTGTAATTTTGTATCAATTAAAAAACAAAACCATGAGCAAGAGAAAAGCATTTAACTTTTTACGAAGTTACTACGATGTCTTGGAAGACATTTATGATGATAAAGATAAATTAGTTTATCTAATGGCTATTTTGGATAGACAATTCAAAGGTATTGAATCTGAATTAACAGGTATTCCACGACTTTGTTATAATGGACAACGACATTCTATTGATACATCAAGAAAAGGTTGGGAGGATAAAGTAGGTTACCAACACCCTACCCTTACCATAGGGGGTATAGAAGGGGGTATGGTACACCCTTCGGTACAAGAGCAAGAGCAAGAGAAAGAAGAAGTAAAAGAGCAAGAAGAAGTAAAAGAGCAAGAAGAAGTAAAAGAGCAAGTAAAAAAAGAAGAATTAGATAAAAAGAAGTTCTATGCTCAAAATAAGAGTTCAATTGAATTTGTAAGAGATTTAAATAATTGTTCGTTGGATGAAGCAATTGAGATTTGTTTTTTAACTGAATTGAATTAATATTTATCTTCAACCAAGATTCTCTACTCCCATAGAGCATTTTATTTGTTAAAAACCCTGATAAGAAATTAACTTATTGGGGTTTTTTATTTTTACAATGTTCTTGAAATTGATTATATTTTCAATCTATGATAGAAAGAAAAGCAAAGAATTTTAAAATAAAAGAATTTGATAATTTTCAATTGGATGTTGGAATGATTAACAAGGAAAATCCAAAATCAATTTATTTCAATTTAAGAGGGTTTGTTAAGTCAATTGATACCAACTATAGGCAGAACATAAGAAAGTTCCTTAAATCAATTGAAAACACGGTAGAAAGGAATATTGATAAGACATTGTTCAACGAGAAATTCATTTTGGTATGGGATTACCCAACAACAATGGTAGATAACGGAGCAGGATTTATAACATTGGAGTGCAATTTGTATTTAAAAAATTCAAATGATTTTATTATTGAACCTTACTTGGAAAGAATTGAAACGCTGGTTGAGAAAATTGATTTGGAAAATTTTCAACATAGTTCTTTGTTTGAGATGAGGAGAACAAAAAAAAATAAAAGTTGATTTCAAAAAAAAAATTTTTCCTGAATTTTTGAAATGTTAAAACAAATAATTAATTTTTTCGTGAATTTTTCAAGTCCAATAAAGTGAGCACAAAATAAGAGTTGTAACATAATAAACATTATGTTAAATTGGTTGGGGTTATCCACAAAATAAAATTAAAAATGTTGATAACTCAATGCGGTATGTATCAAAAAAAGTATTACCTTTGATATATGAAACAAACACAACACACCGAATTGGATGAGATGATTGAACAGATTGTATTATCATCACCACCATCAGTATTGATTAAGGTAAGAGTTAACAACCGTTACGACGCATTTGTAAATGTGGACCACATTCCAAGTGACTGTGTGGTTATTGAACCAAGACAATACAAAATTTATTTTTCACCAAACAACACCGAACTTAAATCTTTTTAATTATCTTTGTATTATGAAACAAACACCAAAACATCAGGACCCAAACCACATCAACTATCTGAAGAACAAATACGGTTCACTTGATAAGAACAAGAGGGAGATTGTTGGAAACCCAAACGGAGGAGAATCATCATTTTGGATTCTATACTTCATATTGATGATAGCGTACGTTATCCACATCATGTAACAAAAAATGTGGATAACTCAATTTGTATAATTAAAACAGATAACCTAATTTTGAATCATGAAACAAACACAATACACCAAAGAACAAAACAAACTAATCGGAATCATCTCAAGAGATTTTAACGAAATGAACTATTACCAATTTGTAATTGACTGTTACCAATTGGGAATCACAGAGTTCCAACACGAACAATTGAGGACAGAGTTCCAACAAAAGGTTTTGAATGTCCGTAACTACACAGGATACACAGACAAACCAAAATACTCATCAATGATGGAATCAAAGATGAATGGGGTTTACAACTCAATCATATTCCCAATCTTAAGGAAAAGTTGGAATGTTGTTATGGACCGATTGGACCAACTTGAATCAGAATACTGTGGATACTGTAACATTGATGATTATGACGAATACAGTTTTAACATCGTAGACCTACTCATGTCAGAAGATATTGTCCCAATGTCTTGGGGTGGTGAAGAAGATGGAATTATTTAAAATAAATTTGTATAAGTCAAATCAAAGTAGTATCTTTACATAATGGAACATATCACATTAGACCCCGAAACAAAGTACAACTATGTTAACCTTACGTTGTATATTCAAGATGTAACAATCCTTTACAATGCGTGTGTTGATATTCTCAAAGAACACCCTGAGATGATTGGATACCAACAGACAGCATCCAAACTTAAGATGGTATTGGATGATTTTGAAAAAACAGAAAAATAAATTTGTATAAGTCAAATCAAAGTATTACCTTTACATAAACAAATAAACAACACCATGAAAAAAACATTAATCATCATCGCAACAATCATTTCCTTGACATCTTGTTCAAAAGAAACAGAAATCATTTCAAAGTCAGAAGACCATCTGAAGAAAGTTCTTCTTGATGAAAGTACCTATGACTTGATTGAATCCAAGATTGACACAGTAAGGAAACACTCATCAGTTTACTATGACGCATTCAGTGATTCACTTACTGCGGATATGTATCTCAAGTTGACAAATGACAATATTGATTATGTAAAGATTTGGTCAAGTTCATCCACCTACTTTGGTGAGAGTCAGTATTACAAGTACAAGAACATGGCGACACAATATCTTGACTCGGCAAAAAAATACAACAAGTCAAGTAAGTCAAAGTTGGAGGAAGCGAAAAAAATGATTGGAACCACAAAGGATTCAATTATCCGTTATGATGTCCAATTGAAATACTACTCAATGAATAAAAGTGGGAACAGAGCGATTGGAGAAAGTACAATTCACGTCAATACAAAGGGTGAACCATACGATATATCAGGTGACAAATAACAAACAGGGGGAGTAACATCCCCCTTTTTTTTTGACCAATATTTAATCCGAATGTCAAGGATGATATTGTTATTGAGGATTGGGGTAGACACTACTGAGAATGGGGGGTACACATCCATACTTAATCCGAAATTACATATCGCAATATGACAATAATGACCCATCGTAATATTACAATATGATAATAAAAAACCCCCACTCAAAAAGTAGGGGTTATGATGAAAAAAGGGGGTAAGGTAAAAAAAATAATGACAGTAAGCGTAATAACGAACTTACCCCAAAAATAAATATGAAAATAAATTTGGTAGTGTAAAGTATTAATCATACCTTTGAATCATGAAACAAATAATCACCATCAACGAAGGAACATTATCAGGGGACGTATTCTACGGAAACTTAACAACTGTTCACAAAGACAAAATTGTAACTGTATCTGTATCCAATCACATCAAGGATATCAACAAACAGTATGAGTTTAGAATCGCAGGTAAGTGTAAAGCGGGATTCATCAACATCCATGACAAAGTTGGAACACCCCATTCAGTCATCGCAGGTTACAAGAAAAACACATTGGTTAACGTTCAAGTAAAATCTGAACACGGACACTGGATGAACGTATTGACCACCAAAGGTACCTGTTGGTTATCAATTGACAAAGGGTTCTTAGATGTGTTAACAGTGGGGGATATTAGGTCTTCTCATCCCGACATGGCTGACTTGAGAATTTGGAATCTGATGGACGCTAAAACTTGGGCTGATAAATCATATACACAGAACTAACGGAATGTTGATAAGTTGTGGATTTCGGTCCACAACTTTTACTTACCTTTGAAATATGGAATACACGATAACATTTACACCTGAATCAGTTTGTAACCTATTGAATAGGAGATACAGAAAAAATCTTACTGTTGAACAGATTGAAGAACAATGGGATGAAATTACAGATTACATTGAAAATTGGTCTTACAACGGTTTAATGGAAGAAAACCTGTGGGAAGATTTTAATAGTGTTTGTGAAGAATGGGGAATCAATCTATTCAATTGAATAATGGAACACTTTGAAAAACCCATAATTGCTTTGTTAACGGAGTTGAAGAACTGTAATAACAAGAAAACCAAGAGTGCGTTAAAGAAATCAATCAGACGTGTGTTTCAGTATTATACTGAGACATTACCACGACTTGTATCTGTCAAAGCGCATGAATACAACAAACAACACAACAACCTTAATTTACATACCATCCAAGCGTTCAACACAAGAAGGGGTAAATTGACATTGGAACATACAACCCCAATCATGAGTTTCATTTACCATGTGTTAACCTTACCTGAAGAGTTGTGGGTTAAGACCATTCAAGAGTATTCCCCCTGTTGTTGGATTACCAAAGATGAGGATATGAGATTGAAGAAAATGGGATTCAACACAAAGAGAGATGGGGGTTGGAAAAAATGTTATGATAAATGTGAAATTTATTTGTATAAGTCAAACTAATTAACGACCTTTGAACTATGGAAAAATCAGATATTAAAAAGAACTTAGATATGATTAATAATTTTTTGTTAGAAAACAAAGGTGATATTTTTTTACTCCAACGTTGTTTGATTGATGAAAATGATGAAACATATCAGGGATTATTAAAAGAACGTAAAGACCTAACAGAAATCAAATTGTGGTTGGAAAATAAACTTGAAAATAATTTGGTAATATCAAACTAATTAACGACCTTTGAACTATGAAAAAATCAGATATTATAGGACTGTTAGAAATGTTGGGGGTTTTTTACATCAACTATGAAACATACATTTATGTTCGTAGTGAAAAAGAAGATGATGATGGTATGTGGTGTATTCAATTTAAGGATGATATTGGATATGACCAAGACACAGAGGAAATTGTTGATTACAAATTATTCTCATTAATACAATCACATAATTTGGTAATGTCAAACTAATTAACGACCTTTGAAATATGGAAAATATATTAACAAAACAAGATACGAGTTTTAAGGTCCACAATACTTGGGGATTTGTCTCAACATGGAACGAGGGTGGTTTAGAAAAACTTATGACTAAAATCTTAAACACATTAAAATCAACCTTGAAAGAGGGAACTGATTTGGGTAGGATTAAAAAGTCATATATTGATAGAACTGATAATGATGTTTTTTGGTTCTGTTATGAAACAAAAGAAAATACCATTAGAGTATCTTTGTGTGGTGGTAGTCACATCAATCGTGGTACATGGTATAGGATTAGTGAAATTAA